TACTGCCAAGACGGGTGCAGTTATCGACGGTCGCAAAGTCAATCGTGAGGTATTCTTCGACACTCTGAGTGCCTCGGGCAAGAACAATAGCAAGAAGTTTGTTGTTCTGCACCACAGTATTCTTGCCGAAGGTATCAACGTCTCTGGTCTTGAGGCAGTTCTGTTTATGCGTAATATGGATTACATTGGCATCAGTCAGACTATCGGACGCTGCATCCGTTTGCATCACGACGATGCTAAGAAGTTGCGTGACGGTGCCATCCAACCTGGCAACCTCAGTCAATATACCAAATCGTTCGGTCTGGTTTGTATTCCTGTGTATTCTCAGGTTGGTATTGCTACTGCCCGTTCTGTGCAGTCTGTTGTTGATACTGTTTTTGAAAAGGGTGAAGCGGCAGTGAGTGTGGTTCGTCGCTAATTTTATCCTATAACTTTATACTCTGGGGGGGCCCTGCCCCCCCTTTTTGTGCTTGATGCTAGGAGCGGCAGTGAGTCTTGTTTGAGACTCAAGGCCACCACTGAACGAAAACCCGTATTTTCTTGCAATTCTACTGAAAGGGTGCTATGATACTCCTGTCTCAACAAGATCACTGATTTTTTTGAAAGTGTAACTCTATGGAAGGATTTATTGTCGGTAAGAATGGCGAATACGCTGCAATTCCTTATGGCAAACAGTATCTCATTATTCACAAAGGGCGGCAACTTGAAAAACTTTGTAGAACTGAAGCATCAGCACGAAAGTATATTGCTGATCATAAAAAAAGTGCATCTTTGGGTAAACTTCCAATGTAAGTAACTCTGAGGCCTTAAAAGTGTTCTAGTATTGTGAGAATCACGTCTATGAAAAACACTCACATTGAACATCCTGAAGATTCGATCCTTACTGGTGATCTTTCAGTGCTGGATTGGTTTGTTGCTGATTCTACTATCTCCGTCAAGATCGACGGTGCCCCTGCTATTGTGTGGGGACGCAATCCTGTCAACGGAAGGTTCTTTGTCGGCACTAAAAGTGTCTTCAATAAAGTAAAAATCAAGATCAATCATTCTCATGAAGAAATTGATGCAAACCATGAGGGCAAGGTTGCGACTATTCTTCACGCTTGTTTTGATAGTCTACCTCGCACAAATCGTATCTATCAAGGTGATTTTATTGGGTTTGGCGGTGATGATACTTATCGTCCCAACACGATCACTTACAAGTTTCCTGAAGTAATCGAGCAAAGTGTAATCATTGCACCTCACACTGAGTACACTTGTGAGAGTGACCTTCGTGATGCTGTAGCACAACCTATCAGCAAGAAGTTTGTTGATACTCTGGATGTGAAATGGGTGCAACCTGAAGCATCTATCTGCCCTTATCGTGAGGACATCGAAGATGTTTGCAAGTTTGCCCGTCAAATGTCAACTCTGTGTGAGTTCGTGAATGTAAAACAAGCAGCAGAACTCAAAAAAATCATTAATTCCTACATCCGTGGGGGTAAGGAGGTCTGCGAGCATGAAATTGCAGAAAACTTCGATGTTGACATCAACCTTTTGAGATTGTGGAAACTTGTGTACTCAATCAAGATGGATTTGTTCTTCTTCATTGATACTGACTCCAGCGTTTCGTGTGAGATTGATGGTCAGCAAAGTGAGCACGAAGGGTATGTTATGGTGAATGATTATGGTATGCTCAAGATTGTAGATCGTCAGAACTTTAGCAGGTTGAACTTTACCATCGCAAAGGATTGGTGATAGTAACCCTGAGGCCTTGAAAGTGTCCTTATAGTATGAGCACAACCACAATGCAAGCACAAGCACAACAAACTATCGCAGAGAATGTGTATAAGCACACTCTGGCACTGATTGAAGCACTGAAGCACAATTATGTTCAGTATGCTATTCGTGGGCACAAACGATTTGTTGAGAAAGGTGATAATGCACAGTATCACATTGCGTGTATTCAGAAACTCCGTGATGGACATTCTGACATTGATTATGTGATTGAAACTGGTAAAAAGTATCACAAAGTTATTATGGTTAGCAGTGGAAATAGTAGAAGTGTTCATTGTTTCATTGATAAGAACACTGGAGAATTGTATAAGAGTTCCAGTTGGAAATCTCCCGCCAAAGGTGTTCGCTACGATTTGCGTTTGATTAAAGATCGTGAGTGGTTGTTTGAGAACGCAGATTGGTCTGCTGGATACACTTACGCTAAATGATTAGCATTATGGAAAGCACAATTAACGAACTGAGTGTAACAAAATCACTCAAACTTCTGTGTGATGGGTTCAAGAATGAACTTGCCACTGCTTTATTCGCAGATGAGCGCACAACTGAACTCTTTGCTCAACTGATTAGTGAGTTTGTAGAGGCAAACATTCCTGTAGTTGATGATGAGAACCAGATGGAACTTTCTATGATGCTGTTGGAAACTCTTGACATTGTTGCACGATGACTTACTCTAACCTCTCCAAGATTAAACCCAAACTTCGCACACAAGGTAACATCACTGGTAACTTTGGAAAGGCAAAAGTTAAGGCAGGTTCTACACTCAATGAACTTGGAATGACTGCTGCTGATGTAGTCAAATGCCCCACACAGAATGAGTATCTAAATCGTCTGTATTATGCGTTTGATAATACCACAGACGACAAACTCAAAAAGTTTATCTATCAGGAGATTCGCAAGATCCACATCCAACGTGGAACGTGGTGAATGATAGTAACTCTGAGGCCTTGAAAGTGTTCCAATAGTGTAAGCAACTCCTCTCATGACTGCTACCACCATCCCTGCTCCCCTTAAGACCATTCTCTGCCCTGTGCGGTATCCCTACGCAGTGGCTCAGGTCAAAGATGGTAAGATTGTCTCCACGGTTGCATACCCTTCCACTCTGGAAGAATGCTATTTTCAAACTCAGGCTTGGCGTCAAGCTTATGAAAAATCCCGCCGTTATGAATACATCATGGCTGAAATGAAAGAGATTGGTGAGAAAACTCCTAATCGGGTGAATACCTACTGGTGTGCGGTCTGACCGCTGGCACAATCCCCTTTATGGGGGATTCTCTTGGTAAATCTTTGGGAACGGCAGCGCCCTAAAGACTCCACCTATTCTTTACACTTGTTTTCTTTATTATGACTCGCGACATGATGCTTGGTATGCTTCGTGCCGGTAACACTGGTGATGAACTTCTGGATATTCTTGACGCTATGGTTTGCGATTCTTTTAATTCAGGGTCTGGAGTTACTGATACCTCTTTCGCAGATTCGTATGGTGAACCTACTACTGAATGGGTTGAGTTTTGATCACATTTTAATTGTAGTAAAGGAGTAATCAGCAATGATTTTTGAAGTTAAACTATTTTGTGGTGGCCGTATCTTCGTGGAAGAAGTTCATGCGAATGACCCTAAATCTGCCCGCGAGACAGCACTCGCTCGCAATCCTACCGCAAAAATTGTGGGAGTGAATGGATCAAGAAAAAATTAGTAACCCTGAGGCCTTGAAAGTGTTCCAGTAGTGTAAGCAACTCCTGCCATGAGAATCGACGTTAAGTGTCACGCTGCTCCTTGGGAGAATACGACTACTGATCTTGAAAAAGCATACGATCTCGCATATGATCTCTCTGAAGAGTATCAGTGTGATGTGGATCTCCGATATAACGAGACTGGTATCATTTTCACTACGGTTTCTAACTATTGATGACTGACGAACAATTGATGTTTTGCTATTGGTATGAAGAACTCACTGGAGATTCTGTAGAAGAACTCTGTGAACAAATGGAAATCACGGTTGATTATTTCATGGAGGAATTCGTAATCTGATGTCTCTTTCTAACAAAACCATTCAAAACCTGGCGATTGCTCTCACTCCTGAGGTTATTGACTACATCTATGCAGATGAGGGTTGGATTGATTATATGATGGAAATCATTCCTGAGGCAGTTGCTATCAAACTCAAAACAGAAGATTATGAACTGGTAGCAGAGATTGCATATGCAGTTCTTGAGAACATTGTGCTTAAGTCTGTGACAGTTCCAATGTCTAAGGGTGTGTCGGTCAAGTAAGTGGCGCACACTTCATAGACTTCATTCCCTATCCCCGATATTCTAAATTCGTTCCAAAGGAAACTACAAATGACCGTCACCTTGACTGCTAACTACAAAGAAGTGCTTGCTGAGTGTGATGTTATCATCATTGATAGCATTGTGGAAGAACAGGAACTGCCTCTGGAATATGTTCTGGAGATTTATGATTACTTCGGCATTGAGTATGCTGATGATCTGGCAAACATTGTAGAAACTCTGCAAAATCTTAACTGTGAAAAGAGTGAACTTCTGGAATTTATTGAATCCTATGGTGTAGAGAATCTGGAGTATGCTGAGGAGTATTTTGAACTCCTGGATGAGTATGATGCTGATGCACTTGATGCATTCATTAGCATCTATGATGTATCTGATCTGAATCAATTCGTGGATCGTTATGAAGGTTATTTCAGCACAGTTTCTGAGTTCGTAGAGAACTTTCTGGAAAATAGTGGAACTGAAATTCCTTCGTGGGTTGCAGTTGATTATGAAGCAACCTGGGAATCTTCTCTGCGTTTTGATTATGATGAGCACGAAGGTCAATACTTCCGTTCCTGCTGATTAAATAAGAAAGGAATGAGTGCGCCTTAAAGACACTCAAACAATCACTTTTGCATCGTTGTAATTATGTCTCGCACTTATCGCAAACCACATTACAATAAAGCAGCACTTCGCAAACCAAAAACGCAACAGGAAATCAAGCAAATCCACAACGTTCTGGATGATGTAAAGTCTGGTGATTATGAGGTTTCTGGTGTAAATCACCTCCATCATCGCCTGTCGGTTCTTCCTACTCATTGGGATGATATTGTAGTCTCCGCATACTATCAGACAGACTATGATCGGTGAATTGAAATAAAATGAGTAACAGTCACAATCAAATGGAAACCACTAACAACACAAACTACATTTACGATCGTGATTCTCACGATTATGATGATTTCTTCACTGATGAAGACTATGATCGTCGTCGTGCAGAACGTGATGAATGGGAAACTTCTTCTTGGGATGGTAAGTGGTGATGGTTATTAGTTTCTCTGCTTTCTTTGCTGCATTTGTTTATGCTCACCTCAAATT